AACTTCCTCCTAACACACTTAGGGCAATTTGTTCTCCTATAAAACCAGCGAAGTTTCCTGCGCCGGAGGTTATAGAATTATTTAGCTTGCCCAATTCAATGGCTTTGTCTTGGGCTTTAGCCAGCATCTCGTGTGTTACTAATACTTCTTGCATGTTACCTACTCGTAATGTCTACGACTTCGCATACCCCCGCTGTGCAGGCAAGTTCTTGAGAGCCTGTAGTATGATCCTCTCTCTCATATTCTCGCAGAAGCGTCCAGTTAATAGTGGATGGCATTCTCGCGGCCAAATTAGCGTAGGCCATTTCATCAATGTCTTGGTAGGGAGCCTGCTTATAAGTATGGTCTGAATAAGGCAGAAAACTAATACCCGAAATGGCATCAAAATTCTTAAATACCCAATCGCCAACACTAAGCCACTCATCTTCTTTTACGCTCACTGTGATACTAGGCTTATGCTCACACCAATGCTCTTGGTAAATAAGCCAGAGTTCTAGATGCTCTAAAGCATTCATATCATCCCTACAAACTGAAGCAGCGGGTGACTGCATGGGGAATGAAAACACAGTCGCACTTTCAGGACGCATAAAGTCTGGTTCAGCTGGAATACCTGCGTCCTTTAGAAACTGCGTCATAGGGTCTTTATTATCCGCCCTTACTGTACGGATGTAGAAAGGATTATGGCGAGCATGAATGCCACTAGCAGAATCAACAAGCTGCGAGACTGTACCGCTAGGCTTGACACACGTAATAGCAGCAGACTGATTAATACCAAGAAGAGCAGCAAACTGCTTGTTAACTTCAACGGCTGTACTCCTAAGATCACTTAACATACTAGCCAGATATTCTTTACCATTCTTTCCATTGCAATAAGAATTATCCATAATTCCTGTCAGAGATACTCCTAACAGGCGTTCTTCTTCAGTGTTCTTTCTCCAGATAGAACGCAGATACTTAAAGTCAGTTAGGCAGGATTGAAGAGTACCTAGAATAGTAGCTAACTCAACCTTCTCACGTAATGTTGCTTTAGTATCTCCCTCACGGACAACTACCTCAGATAGATTACAGAATTGATAAGGTCTAAGAATAATCTCTGAGCATGGATTGGTACCCCACCTTATCTTTTTAGTCTTTGCTTCATCCGAATAATTAGATCGTCTACCATTCTTAGCCACCTGTCTCTCCGCCGCTTGACGATTAAAGATGCCTCTTTCACCTGACTTACTTTCGTAGAGAGAAAGCCACTCAGAAAAAAATACTTCCATCGAAGGTTTATCTTTATACGAGACAGAGTTGTTTGCCAATGATCTCTGTGAATCATTGACCCACCATTCTCCAGACTTAGCCTTACGCATAGCGGTATCATTAAGATTAGACAGAGAGATAAGAGCAGAGCGACGAACACCGCCGACAACAACAATCTCGCCAATCTTACACATAATATCGTGGGCTTCCAGTGGGTATAAGCGTCTCCCAGCAGCTCCCTTAATCTTAGATACCACAAAGTTAAATAAATCCTCTAGGGGTTCCGGGCCACTTGCTCTACCGCCAAATGTTTTAAGCCTAGCTCCAGCGGGGCGGACGTTAGATACATCCCATTGTGGAATCTGGCCAGCATACAAGCAAGCAATTAACTCTCTTAGAGCCTTACACCATCCGATCTTACTGTCGTCTACGACGATAACAGTGTTGCTTTCATGGAAATCTTCATTAATGAGTGGTAGCTTATCTACATTCTCACGCTCAACAGAGAAGCCTACGCCTGTTCCGCACATAAGAATGTACATAGCTTCATCAAAAGCACGTAAAGAATCTACTGGTACATATGAACAATTGTATGCTCCTACATGGCATCGCTCTAATGCTGGACCGGCAGTCATTACGGCTCTCATAGAAGGCATTACATCTAAATTTAGAACAGCCTTTTGCAGACGTTCTCTATATTCAGAGACATCTACACCTTTTTCTTTTTTGATGTAGTCAAATAGATAATCGAAGTAACGTGTAATAGTCTCTTCCCATGTCTCACGGCGCTGGTCTTCTTCTCTCCAGCGAGCATACCGTGAAAGAGCGATAAAGTTTTGATAGTCAGATGGTAATGCCATTATTGTTTTTCCTCCATAGAATTTACTACTGTGAGTAATAGTTTATTTAGATACCACTGCGCTTTTAGTAGGTCTTTTAGTGGGTCCTCTTTATGCTTAACCCTATAACGACTAACGTACTTTAACACATTGCCTTTTAAATAACCTTCAAACTCTGCCTCTGTCATAGAGTTTTTGATTAAGTCGATGGTCTCCATGCCCGTAGTGTTATAGTGAGGTGGGCTATTGATAATATCAATAGGTTCGTTCTCTTCTGCCATTGCTAAGTATCCTTGCATTACTATTGTTTTCCAAAGTTTATTTTTACGACATTACCTTCAGTACTAACAACTCTAGGAGTAGGCTTAGGGTCATCCCCTAATAAATAGGTGCCATCACTTGAGGATGCTAGTATGTCTTCTGCTGCCTCTTTTATATCAAGATTTTCTTCGTACAAAAGAAGCGACACAGACATGAGAGCCCCCATATTTAATAGGATGTCTTTACCCTCTTCGTCAAGAGGTATGTCGTTAGGGCATACTAAGGATACATCAATCTCACCGTCCCACTCTTTCTTATTATCTAAGATGGGTAAAATCTTTATGTATAACGCATCACTGGAGAGTACATCTCGTATAGTTGTCATTTTATTTTCCTTTTATTAGGAAAGGTTACGAAGGTTGGTACGCTGCTCTTTGGTGGTTCCTCTAACCACTCATCTGGGATAATAACATCACTATATAGAAAGCCGTTATTCTCACACCACATAGCATACGTGGTCTTTGATCCCTTTGCAATACGGGCTCTACTATTAGAGAATACGAAACGAATGTCAAGGGTAGGATGCTGCGACTTAATAAGCTTGTGCTTACGTCTGTCTGCTGCTACAAACCTGCCCTTGGTTTCGACTATGATGTTGTTAGGTAACACGAAATCTGGGGTATAGGTTCGGTAAGCTAAATCTTCCCACTGAATTTTAATCTTCTCGTAGGTAAAATCTATACCTGCATCCTTAAGGGTGTCAGATATTTTTAGCTCTAGGCCAGACCTATACCCTAGCCTTCTAGCGTGCCTATGCCCTTCTTCATACATACAGATAGCGGAAGCTATATGGGTTTAGCATTTTGCTTGTGGCACCTCCTAGAGCAATCATCTCATCTCTAATAGCTTTATTATTCTCCCTTTGGTTTTCTAGTAGGGTACGCAGGTTACTATAACGCCTTTCATCATGCGCCTTTCTGGCTAAGACTAAGTGCTCTCTTAAGTCTTGGATCTTTTCTTTAATGTTTTCAATCTGTTCTAGTAGCTCGTCGTCTGACATGTCATTATAATTTTGAGTCATTTTTATTCCTTTATATAAACGTAATCTACATCTGCTGCATTCCTAGCAGATGATGGGATAGATGGACGTGTATCTAAACCGGGCCAACAGTCCCTCTTAAAATCACAGAACTTACAGGTATCTGACAATACCTTATTTCCTGTGGCCTTGCCTCTAAAAGTTTCGTCTACAGCTGTGTAGTCTCTTTCAAATTTATTCTCCTCTAGCCTCCTTACTTTTTGTAGAAGCTGTGTGCAAACAGCATCAACGTCTACACCATTAGCTTCTACGTACTTAAACTGGCCGTTGGCTTTATTGATAACCCACCAACCACCAATCTTCTTGCCAGATGCTTTTGCATAGCCAGCAAGTTGTCCTATATAGCCAAAGGCATCACTCTTTTCAAGGCTTTCTAAAGAACTAAATTTATTTTGATATGACCAAGGTGATGCAGACTTAATATCATCAATAGCACCATTGATGCTTAAGTCCGTAGTTCCTTTAACTTCTATTCCATCGCCAAGCTTTAAGACAACCTCTTCGCTACCTTCGTATTGAACTCCTGCCTCTGTAAGCAGCCCTTTAAATACGGCTTCAACGATGTCACCCATCATCATATTCATAACAAAGTTATAGGAGCGCCCTTCTGCCACCTCTGGTTTGTTTTTCTCATACCAAAGTTGGCAATAAGGACGCCCTATGTTTGACATTCGGATGTGAAAGGCATCCCTTTTACCCCCTCTGAACTGACGTACAAGAGCTTCCTTAACGTCTGAGGTAATCTGATTTATAGTATTTTCAGATACCTCTGCGTCTTTCTCGCGCAGACGAGAAAGGAGAATATGTAATGCCAATTCAGAGGGGTGGTTCATTATGCAGCTTCTCCTTCAACCTCAATGAAGCTGTCTAACAGCGCGTTTTGTCCGCTCGGTAGATCATCCCCATTAACTTTTGTGTCCCACTGACGTAGGACATAGCTGTTGTAGTTGTTCACCCAATCTAAGAAGGACTCAAAAAGCGCCTGCTCCTCTCCATTAATGTCAAACTTATTAGAGAGGTCTAGATCAAGCTTAGGTAGATAGAAGGATTCTCCGTTAGGCAAGGCTCTTTCCGTTGAAGAGACATTGATCCTACGGTGCATAGGTAGTTCTTTACGTGAATAGAGAGAACGGAAAGGAGCATTGCTATCCTTGAAGGCATCCCTATTATCAATCTCCCAGATCACTGGGATGTCTTTTTCTAAGTCAACCTGCTCTCCAGATGCATTGACTACACCATAAAGAGTTACTGTACCAAAGATAGCACGAGTACGCTTAATCTGTTTAATAACGGACTTAAGAGCATCAGGAACAGCGTTCCAATCTTTGATATAGCCCGCGGGCTTACCACAATTGAAACCCCCTTCTGTGTCTTTTAAATCGCTATTAAGGTCTGTTGCCATAACAGTCTTGATAAACTTGTTAGGTTCATCTCCGCTCCCCCGCACAAAGCGTTTATACAAAACGCGCTGCATGTAGGGGCGTAGGTGCGCAGACTCTGCATAGAAAAGCTCTCTCGTATCTGCGTTTTCTAATTTGACGTATCCTGCTTCGACTACTTCTACATTGACCATTTTACCTTTGACTTCTTGCTTACCTACAATAGGTTTCTGCAATAGTCCAAGTCGGGATAGGCTGTTGGTCCGCGTTTCTGAGCCTTCAGATGCGAGCAACATACCAGCAGCTTTAGCTAGATCAGCAAAGCTGTTATTCGTCGTCATAAGTTCAGTCATGTT